AAAATAAATAATTATAATTTTCAAGATATTAACTTTAATCAAATTAATTCACCTTTAAATAGAGTTTCTGCAATTATATTTCAAGTATTTAATAATATAGTTACATTTTTATTACCAAATATAACATTATTAATAATCGTTTTTATTTATTTTCTTTATATAAATTATAATTTTGCAATATTATTTTTATTTTTTAATTTATTGATAGTATTAACTATATATATTATGTGGTCTGAAATAATGAAAAATAATTTAATTTTTGAAGAAGATTCAAATAATAATGAACATGATACATCAGAAGTTTTGAATAATATAGATAAAATTATACAAAGAGCACAAACAACAAATATTATTAATAATTTGGATATAAGTAATAATAAAATTAAAAATAGTTCATTTAATTTTTATAATAGTTCTAATAATTGTACAACAATTATCAATATAATTTTATTTTTAACTATTGCTGTTTTAATTTTTTATTTAATTAAATTATACTTTAATAAAACTATAAATATTACAGTTTTTATTACTTTTTTTACAATTTTATTAATATATCGTGATAGAATATCAAGTATTATACAGCAATTACCTGATTATGTTGAATTTATTGGAAGGTGTAATTCTGTATTAGATGTTTTTGCAAATTATAAACAAGAATATTTAAAAATTAATAATAAAAAATATTCTAAATATAATATAAAATTTAATAATATAAAAATACAAAATTTATCTTTTTACTATAGTGATAAAAAAATATTTGATAATTTTAGTTTAAATATTAATATTAATGATAATATTATACTTATAAAAGGTGAATCTGGAAAAGGTAAATCTACATTAGCAAAATTATTAATAAAGATGTATAATAATTATACAGGAAATATATATATTGATGATATAAATATTAATAATATTGATAATGATTATATTAGAGAAAATATATCATATGTTAATCAAAATTCCAAATTATTTGATAAAAATATAATAGAAAATCTATATTTTGGTTGTAATAATTTAAAACAATGTGAAAAATATTATAATGAAATAATTGTTTTTGATAAGATTAATAATTTATTAAATAAAATTAATTTTAAAAATAATAGTGGATCATCTGGTGAAAAATTATCAGGTGGTCAAAGACAAGTTATAAATATTATAAATGGTTTAATATTAACTTCAGATATTATAATTCTAGATGAACCAACAAATGCATTAGATATTGACTTAAAAAAAAATGTAATTGATCTTATAAAATATTTTAAAAAATATAAAAAATGTATAATTATTATATCACATGATAAAGATATATATAATATATGTGATGAAATCATTACTTTATAATATTTTTATCTAAGGTATATAATATATGGAGTTAGTATTATTTTGTAATAATGGTATCGGAGATAAATTACTTGATATTATTGGTTTATCAACATATTCCTTTATTACAAATAAAAATTGTAAGTTTATATTAAATGATTTTATTAAAGATTATAATTTTGGAATGAAAAATTATTATGATATTAAATTTTTTAATTTTAATAATATAATTGTTAATAATACTTATATTAATAATAATGATCAAATATTATTAGTAAGTTCTAAATTTAATAAAAAATCAAAAAGATATAATAGTATAGAATTAGAAAATAAAGCAGATGATTATGTTATACCAGATGCTATTCTAAATAATGAAAAAAATATAGAATATTATTATCATTCTATATCATATAGTCCAGTTAACATATATAAAAATTTAAAAGAATTTTCATTAGAAGATATTTCAAATATATACAGTAGAATAGCTGAAAATATTCAACCATCTAATTATATTGAATCACTGATACCGAATGAATTAAATAATTCATATGGTGTTCATTTACGTAGAACTGATAAAATAAAATCAAATACTGAGTATGATATTAAAAAAAATGCTTATTTCCATATATGGTCAAATTCAATTGATGAATATAATTATATTATTAATAAAACTAAAGAATATATATTAAATATTATAGAAAAAAATAATAATGAATCTTTTTTTGTATGCAGTGAAGATAAAGAATATAAATTATATTTTCAAGATTGGATTATTAAAAATGGAGGAAATATAATTATAATTAATGAAGATTTATTAAACAATAATGAAGAAAATGAACAAATATTACCAATATTAGAAATGTTTTGTTTATCAAGATGTAAAGAAATTATTCAAGGTGTAAAATATTCATCTTATTCTATTACAGCTGCTCTAATAGGTAAACATAAAAAAATAACTAATTTTTTAGATATTGATGACAATTTTACAAATATATTTAAGTCAGTATTAAATATAAATAATTCAAAAATTAATTTAGAACTTATTTATTCTATAATTAATAAATATATAATATAATTTTTATATTAAATATATTTATATGGATAAAATAGGTATTTATCAAATTAGAAGAAAAAATAATCCTGTTAGAAAATTTGGTTTTATTATTCCTGGAATGGGTAGATGGGATAATTTATTTTTAGGTTTAAATAATGAATTTTATAATTTTATTGAAAATAAAATTCATATTAATAATAATTTTCAACAAAATAATAATATATTAATTATAGGTTTAGCAGAATCAGGTCTTATTCCAGCTTATTTATTTTATAAATTTTTAAAAAAAAATTATAATAACTATAATATTGAAATATCTTTATCATCAAGAGAAAATGATTATATAACTGAAAATAACGATGATATTTTTGTGTTTTATGAAGATCATGTAACAACACAATATCCAAAACATTTTTTAAAACTAATAAATAAAAATTTATATTATTCAAATATAATTATAATTGACGATGAAATGACTACTGGAAATACAATTATGAAATTATTTAATCAAATTAAACATTTAAGTAATAATTTTTTCGTTTTTAATTATGCAGATGTTAGAGAAAATAAAATAAACGAATTATATTTTGGTGATAAAAAATTATTTTTATATTCATTAATGAATGCTGAACAATTAGATGATATTGATGGAAATTGTAAAGAAATATTCAGTTTAAATAAAGATATTATTAAATTAGATAATTATAAAAATATTGTTTATTTAATAGGTGAATCAATAGAGGAAGGTATTGATAATCATATTGAAAACGAAGATACGATTATAAGATTAATAACACATATTAATTGGGAAATAGGTATTATGATAGAATCAATATATGATTTAGGATCTGATATTAATAATAAAAATTATAAATATTATAATCCAATTATACCTTTAAATAATACAAATAATTATATATATTATTATTCATGGCAATATCCTGTTGTTGATAAACTTGAAAAACTATTATTAAATTTAAATTCAAAAATAAATATTATTAAAGTACCTTCAAACGGTAAAAAAAATATTCATCAAATAATTTAATATTATTGTAAATGTATTGTATTTTCAAGTAATTTACCTAATAAGAATGATATTAAATTTGTTAATAAAAAAGTATTTGTTGTTATATTTTCTACTTTTACTGATGAAGAATCACAAATAATTTTTTCAAAAACATATGTATAATTATCGAAATATATATACAATCTATTTAATACTTTATCAACTCTCCAAATAATAAAATATTTAGGATTCATTGCAGAATTATATTTTAAACTAAATGATGGAAATTCAAATATTCCAACTGATTTAATATATTTTTCTGTATCTAATATTAGTAAACTACATAATTTATCTTTATCATCTAAAATTAAACATTCTTGCATATTTTTAATTTCATCACATGATGTATCATATACTTTACAATTTATCATTTTTGTTAAAGTAACTATATTTTTAAATTCATGTCTTCTTATTTTTACTGATAATTGATCAATTTTATTATCTAAAGGTGTTATACTAATATCAAAATTATTATTTTTGATATTCATATTATCATTATATAATAATTTCCATTTTCCAATTGCATTATCAAATATATTTGTTCTAAATGAATAAATATATTTTATTTGAAATAGTAGATTTATTAGATAATATATTTTCATTTAGTATATTATATAATTACTATCTTTTTAAATTTACTATTTAATTTACTATTTAATTTACTATTTAAATATTTTTTTAATCAATTTTTTTAATTTTATAAGTATTTTAACTTCAAGTCTTATTGACAATTCCCATCTCAACATCATGATTTTCATGTAGGTCCGCCTCTGGTTTTTTCATTTTTTTTAATATAAAAAAAAATGAAAAATATATACCAAACGAAGCTCCGATTGAAATCCCGATAAGGTAAGATGTAAAAACCACATTTTTGTTTAACCTATCAAGGTTTTCATAAACATAGTCTGTCAAGTATAAGAACTTTTCATCCGCATAAGATTTAAATTCCTTTACATTAAGGACGTCGCTTTCTTCAGAATTGGAGTAGACCAACGGAATGTAGATACAAGTGTCTCCAGTTCCCTTTCGTACTCCAGAATATCCAATAATTTGGATTTCGCCTCCTTCAGTAATAGAATGTGGTGGAGGATGATTCATATAGCAATCAAAATCCGTTGCATTTTCCAAATACGTTTCAATCATTCCAATCGATTTGAGGTGTGATGGAATAGGAGAACCTATCAGTAATACATAGAACTCTTCAAGAGTTTCTTCCTGCAAAAACTTCCTAATTGGAACAGTAGTCTGCGCCTTAGCAAGGAATAAGTAGGAAATCAGGATAACAATAATTAGCATGATTGTCTTCAGCGCAGTGTTAAATATGTATTTATTATTATATAAAAAAATAACAGTAAATTTTGCTGTCAATTTTTTTATAATCATTTAATAATTTTTAAATTATATAAATTTAAAAATATTTTATAAGAATTTTTAAATAATTTGCATACTCAACTCTGTATATAGATCCTAAACAGGTGCCTGATTCTCGATGTCGGGATCAATATTGCTTAGTATGTCGACCTTAATCATTGGATTTTTTATTTTGTAGTAGATAACTACTCCAAGTATCAATAAAACCAATAAAAGACCAGCGCATTCTAACGATTGATAGAGAAAAATCTCCCACATATCATTACCAACTTTCACTACGTTTTTATTAGTAAAAAGCATGTTAGCGTTCAGTATTAACATGTTATTATTGAGCTGATAAATCATATCAACAATTTCGTCTGAGTCGATATTCTCTAAAGAAATCTTCGGAGGGTCGTAGGCAAGTATTTGAGAATTGATATTCTCTAAAACAGAGTCATCCATGATAGGGATTCTTAAAAGTCCCTTTTCAATAGGAGTAAAATTTGCACTTGCAAGTGCGAAGATAGAAAGCAGTGTCATTACGATGAACAGCATTTTTAGTTCTTTTGGATGTTACTTAAAAATTATATTTAATATTAGAAAAAAAAATAACAGCAATATTTACTGTCATTTTTTTTATGAAAATAATGAAAACTGTTTAAATATTTCATCTACATCGTTCTTTTCTACTTTATCTTTTATATCTTTAGTATTTAAAATAATCTTTTTACATTTTTTATTTGTTTTTGGGTCTATGTTATTATATTCTGTGTCTATTTTATCGTGTTTTTTACTGGTTAAATCTTCATCAACAGAATTATCACTTTCATCACCACTTATAATACAGTTATGATATGAATATTCTTTATTCATTGTTATTATATTTTTATCTAAATTATAATATATATCCTTTATTTGATACTTTTTTTTTTTATATACTGCAAAACGCTTTTTAGATTGATTGTCAAAAATGGAAAATTTATCAACAATATCAATAATTAAAGGTTGAATATTTTCATGTTTAACTCTACATATCCTTCCAACAGATTGAATAATATCACTTTTTGGTGTAGATAGAACAAGACCATTTAAACTTGGTATATCTAACCCTTCATTTGCCATAGGATATGTTCCTAATAATATTCTACAACTTTCATTTTCTTTTAATTTTTCCTTTTTCATACCTCCAATATAATATCCAACTGATTCAATACCTCCTTCTTGAGCTATTTTAAACATATCCTCTAAATGTTGTTTTCTATCGGATAATATTAAAAATTGACGATTACTATTCAAATTAATCTCTTCTATGACTCTATTCATAATCAATTTAGTTCTTTTATAATAATTTGCAATATTATTCACCATTGTTGGCATCTGTACTTGGCCTCTAAAATTCACCATTTCTTTATTATAATTTTCATCAGTACTATCAAGTAAATAACGTTCTGCTAAAACAGTATTTTTCTCATTTGATTTAACAGAATATATTATATCTCCAATATACCATTTTAATACTTTTGTTAAACCATCCTTTCTATTTGGTGTTGCTGAGAGACCAAGCATATAATTACAATTAATTTTTAATAATGCTTTTGAAAATACACGTGATGGAATTCGATGACATTCATCTATTATAACATGTCCTATATCATCAAAAGTTGCATTAGGGAACTCTTTCATAGATAATGTTTGAAGCATACCTATTATTATATCAGAACCTTCTATTTCACATTTATCTCCTTGAACTATTCCGACTTTTGCATCAGGTAATGCAAACTTAATTCTTTCTACCCACTGATTCATTAAAAATTCTTTATGAACAATTACAATTGTTTTTTTCTTTAATTCTGATATAAAATATAATGCTAATATAGTTTTTCCAAAACCACATGGTAATGACAATATTCCACCACCTTTTTCTCTATATGCAGTTAAAGCGTGATGTGCCGGAATTTTTTGCTCTTCTTTTAAATTTAATGAAAATTTAATATTAATATCTTTACCTTCTGGTAATATATTTTGTTCTGCTTTACCATATTTTTCAATTCCATAAAATTTTGGTAAATATATTTTACTTTCATTTTCTAAAAATACTTTAAATGGTTCGTCTTCCTTACCATAATCACCATTGCTAAACGGTTTCACGGTAAGTTCATTTCTTAATTCTGTTATTTCTTTTTCATTTAAAAATTTTTTTCGTAATATATACCCTCTTTTTCCAATATAAGTTTTAGCATTTTTTATAAGATTCATTTCAGACATTATATTATAATATATTTAATTATTGTAAATATATTATTCAAATTTTTTTTATTATACTTAAATTATTAATAATTTAAGTATAATTATTATTTAATTAAGTATTAACTATTATAAAATAATTAACTTGTTTACTATAAATTTATTAAACTGTTGTTTGACTACTTTGATTATAATTTGGTGATCCAGCAATATTTGGATATCCAGTACTCATCCAGTAATTTGGCGCTAATTGAACAACTTGATTATCAGTAATAGAATCTGTAATATTTGTTGCAAATGTTTTAGACGGACCATCATTAAATAGTTGATCAACTTGGAATGGTTGAATAGCATAATTAAAGTATCTTAATCTTGATAAATAACCTTGAAATCCTCCCCAATTAGTTGTATAAAAATCGCCATAATTAATTTTTGGAACTCCTTTTAACATTGTTCTTTTCTTAAGATTCCCATTAACATATACATCTACGCTTCTACCAATTAATATAACAATAATATTTACCCACATATTTAATGGGATATTTCCTACATCAGATGTTTCTACTACATTATCATAAGTATTAAATCTAATATTTAATTTATTAGTATTAGGATATAACCAAACACCTGGCATTTGTAATAATGGATAATATACACCAGATGCCGAAGTAGTTGTACTTCCATCTGTAATATAATCATAACTTCCTTTATGGAAAACATGTAATAATGGAATATCTGCAGAAGCACATGAACCACTACTAGATGAACTAAAATTTGTATCTTTTATAAACATCCAAAAACTATATGAAAATTCTGTTCCGTATTGACCATCGGATGCTGGTTGAATTTGATTTGCTTTAAATTTTTGTGAAACTGTTGCATCTGTAATTCCATCAATTAAATATGGAGAATATTTTCTATAATTTCTATATCCCATTATTGTTGAGTAAACAAAAAATATAATAATTAATACAGCTAATCCAATCATTACTATTCCAAATAAATTATTATTACCTTTATTTGATGAATTTGTAGTTACTGCACTATTATTAGTAGACATATATTATAAGTTAAGATATTTTTATTTAAAATTAAATAAAAATATAAATATTTTTTATATAATATTATTTTTTATAAAAAAT